AAGATCATCGTCGTTGATTCGCTCTGGTCGAACTGGACGCCCTATATGATAACGTTCGCATGTACGCCGGTCGGGCGGGTGGTAAGTTATATCCCGCTCACGCCCGAGAAGTTGGGCGACGACGTCGTCAGGGTGTTAGAGGCGATTGGCTATAGAACTTACTCGCCGATAGAGCGGGAAGGGCTGGTCGGCCGGGGCGACCCGGAGAAGTTCAGATACAAGGAAGACAGATTATGCCCGGTCTATCGCCTACATTTGTGACAATACAAGAGCCGGAATATAAAAGCAAGGCTGATGCGGCGTGGGCGAAGCGGCTTGGCGAGGAAAAGCGGCGCGGGGATATACAGTGGTATGCTTACGAGCCGATCGGACTTAGGTTGTCTCTTAATGGGAAGAAGTGTGTATACTGGGTTGATTTTATCATAATAGACAACGGGGGCCGCGTGGTTGCACAGGAAATAAAGGGTGGGTATATCCGGCCCAAAGGGCTGGTTAAGTATCAGGCGGCCGAAGCCCTTTATCCGTGGTTACGCTTTGAAATGTGGCAGGTTTCCCGCAAGGGCACGTGGAGGAAAATACGAGGTGCTTAGAATATTCGGACACAGTTTCAGATTTATCAGACACGGGGCGGTTAAGGAAGAGGGGCGGTGGGCCGATTGTTTCTACGGTCAACAGGTTGTCCGATTGATTAAGGGCGATTATCCACAGAGCGCCATCCTGACGTCGGTGCTGCACGAGCTGATCGAATCGGCGAATCACTTCATGGATATCGGGCTGAAACACGCGCAGATAGAGGCGCTCGAGGTGGGGCTTTTTTCGATGCTAACAGATAACGGCGTTGACTTATCCGTGCTTCTGCATCGGCTTGACGACCTCGACCCGGACAGCTCGCCGGCGACGCAGCACATAGAGGAGGGCGGATAAATGGGCGGGCAGCCGCGGCACGATCTAATCCCGAACGCCGCGCTTCACGAGGTGGCGGTGGTGCTCGGCTTCGGCGGGGACAAGCATTCCCCGTGGGGGTGGAAGAATGTGGCGGATATCCGGGGAACCTACACCGGGAAGGCGCTAAGGCATCTCGGGTCGTATCTTGCGCGGGGCGCGCTTGACAAGGAAAGCGGGCGGCATCATGTGGCCCACGCGATAGCCGACCTGTTCTTTGTGTTAGAAAATGATATCGGCCCCGGGCCGCAGCGACCCACGAGCGGAGAGAGCCCGCCGCCCAGGGCGCTCAGCTTGGACGACCAGATGGACAACAGTTAAGGATTAGCAGATGGTTTACGTGATGGCGGGCGGGGACCGGCACGGAGAGTTCGAACACAAGAAAGCAATAAAGGAGTTCATCGCAGAAATAAAGATATCAAAGCCAGACGTGGTAGTATTGACGGGCGACATTCTGGACTTTTACGCGGTGAGCAGATACCTAAAGGACGGTAGAGTGCATACGGTACAGAAAGACGTAGACGGGGCGTCCTGGTTTCTGGACGATGTGCGGGATGCCGCGCCCGGGGAAGTCCATCTCGAAGAGGGAAACCACGAGCGCCGCCTCAGAAAGTACATCCTACGCAACGCGCCCGAGCTGTTCGAGCTGGAAGAATTAAGCGTTCCATCGCTACTGGATTTAGATGAGCGCGGCATCGTATGGCACCCGGAAACCGAGGATCATTTCATCGACGGGATACTGTACCGGCACGGTGAATATGTTAGAAAGCAGGTGGGCTGGTCGGCGCGAATTCACTGTCAGGAATACGGGGAAAGCGTGTGTGTGGGCCACTGTCACCGGCTCGGCCGCTGCCATGAGCGCGAGGCAAACCGGGCGACGGGCGAAGAGTTCGTCGGAATAGAGGCGGGTTGCCTATGTACTGACGAGGCGGCGAGGGACTACCGGCACCGGCCGAATTGGTGTCGGGGCTTTGTGAAGATTTATGATGGGTACTGGATAGAAACGATACAGGTGTAAACATGGCGAGCGGTACGATTCAAGTCATTCCTCGATTATCATACCTGATCTTATTTAGGCTAAGGCTAATAGAACATAGAGTGCCAATTACTCCGCGTACCGCCCGTCATTCTAATATGTGGCCCGGGTGGGGCCTAACTTGTTGTGCCGATGATGGGTGTCGGCTCAGTCCGGTTTCGAGCTACTATCTAACCGATTATGACTTTTTAAAAGGTATTCGCCCCGCCCGGGCTTCTTTATAGGAGGGATAATGTACACGGGACAGGAAAATATAGGGTGGTTATTCGGCGGTTTTACTGGGATATCCTTTGTTGCCCTTATTATCGTGCTGTTGCAGGCGCTTGAGCCTGCCGACACGCCGCCCGATATCTTCGACGGCGGAGTTCTGCTAACGCGCCCGACCGATCGATCGATTAACATCAACCTGTTTCCGCTGGCCGATGTGGATGTGGGGGTGATATACGGGAATTATCCCGATCACCTCGACAGCATCAATGGGCCGTACTATGGCAATCTTGCCGGCCGTCCGATAAATATCGCGCTTGAGCCGCTTCGTGCTGGCCTAACATACTTCTATCGGGTCGGCCACCGTGTTATCCCGGCGCAGGAGTGGGAGTTCGGGGATATCGGGTACTTCACGACAGCTCGCGCCCCGGGCGATGAGTTCACCTTCACCGTGACAAGTGACGAACATCTATTCAACTTTGTGCATCTCGGGGATCAGGACAATCTCGACCTGTTCGGCGTCACCGTGCAGAACATCGTTAATGACGTGCCTGACTTTCATTTATCTGCGGGCGATACCGCAATGACAGAGATCTATTCCGGCCCGGACATCACCTCGATCACCGAGGCGAAGGAGCGTTATCTTATCTTGCGCCGCCACCTGGCGCCGCTCACCGCAAGGGCGGCTTATTTTTTGGCGCTCGGCAACCACGAGGGCGAGCAGGGATGGTACGGCTTCGAGCCCGATAGCATCGCCACATGGAGCCTGTACGCCCGAAAGATGCTTATCCCAGGGCCTGAGCCCGGGTATTTCTACGCTGGCAATAACCACGACCTACACCCGACTATCGGACTGCGGCAGGACTACTATTCATTCGAGTGGGGCGACGCGCTGTTTGTTGTGCTTAATCCCTATTCGTACACAGAGAAGAAGCCGCATGAGTACCCGCTGGGCGGGCCGCACGGCGCCACACTCGACTCATGGGATTGGACGCTGGGCAAGGACCAATATAATTGGTTATATGACCGAGTATCTATGTCTTCAGCTAAGTGGAAATTCGTTTTGATGCATCACCTCACCTCGAGCACAGTGACGGAGATATTCCCGCACTACGGGCGAGGTGGAGCGGAGATCGCCAAACACCATCTGTACGGCGACCCGTCTCATGAGTGGGGCGGCGAGGATGCAAGCGGCGCGCTGATCTTCGCCGAGAAACGGCCCGGCTGGGAGCATGGCCCGATACATGACTTCCTTGTAGCGGCGGGCGTAGACGTGGTAATACATGGGCATGACCATTTCTTTGCGTATCAGGAATTAGACGGCATCGTGTACCAGCTCTGTCCGAGGGCGTGTGACACTAAGTATCTGCTAAAGGGCACGTTTGTAACCGGTGGGCACTATTACAACGGGACGTTTATAGCTAATTGCGGGCATCTCTATTATCGCGTGACGCCTGAGCGGGTGACGTGTCGCTATATCCGGTCCTATCTCCCGGGCGATGGCGAGAATGGCGAGGTGGCGTTTGAGTACATTCTGGAGTAGGCGCCGTGACTGACCGACCGCCGTATGGCTCAACCGTCCGCGTGATATCCGGCCCGCACACCGGGGCTCGGGGCGTAGTCACCGGGTATCTTATGAAATACGACGAGGGCGATAAAGCCGTGGTTCTCCTGGGCCGGGATAAGGCCGGGATGCCCGTTATCAAGGTGATTGATGTGGAGAACTTAGAGGTGGTGGAATGATGGATATTCGCAAGCGGGTAAGAGAGCTTAACGGCGAGCTGAAGAACGTTCTGGACTTCGCCGCCGAGGAAACGGTGATGAGTTGGGCCGTCGGGCTCTACGGGGCCGCCTACGGCAAGGCATACTGTGAGGGGGCCGAGGATATGCTAAAGGCGGTATCCAATGCCATCGGCAACCTGACGCCGGGGAAGCTGATCGTGGATAGGGTGGCGAGCGATAAGAAAGAAGGTGAAGGAGGCTGATTAATATTTTTCCTTGACTTCTACGTAATTTCCCTTATCCTGGGGGGCCGGTGGCGTAAGAAGGATGACATTGATTGGTTCAAGTGAGAAATAAATGGACGTTGAATACTGGCCGATAGAGAACATCCGGCCCTATCTTGGCAATGCGAAACAACATAACGTAGAGTGGATAGCAGAATCCATCCGACAGTTCAAGCCCGACCAGCCTATCGTAGTAGATAAAGACGGTGTGATTATTAAAGGCCACGGACGGCTAAAGGCCGCGAAGGCGCTGGACATGAAGGAGTTTCCGGTGGTCGTCCGAGACGACCTTACACCGGAACAGGTTAGGATTGCTCGGATTGCGGACAACAGGAGCGCGGAAGCGGGATGGGACGGCGATATGTTAGTCGCCGACCTCGAGGGCGTGGAGCTGGACGCGGATATGGCGGCGCTCGGGATATCTGACGACTGGCTATCCGAGTTCAGGATAGACGAGCCCGCTGACGGACTGACCGACCCAGACGACGTACCCGACACGCCAGAGGAACCCATATCGAAAACCGGCGACCTGTGGCTACTGGGCGACCACCGTCTGCTCTGCGGTGACTGCACCAAGAAAGAGGACGTGGAGCGGGTTATGGCGGGGGAGAGGGCGGCGCTGATAGCAACGGACCCGCCGTATAACATCCAGACATTATCTGGCTTCGGCTCGAGGGGGAATAGGAGTTACGCGGGCCTGGAGAGTGCGCCGACTTACGGAGAGTGGATGGGCCACGCCGCTGATGTCAGCAGAGAAAACGCGGGGGCGTTTGTGTGGGAAGACTGGCGCAACGTCGTCCCGCTATGGCAAGCCCTGGAGTCGGAAGTCGGCCCTGTAAAAGACTTTGTTGTGTGGCACGTTACTAACCGAAGGGCGCGGCAGTTTCGGAAAGGGTTTTACCCAGAATGGGACATGTGCCTATTCGCTGCAAAAAACGGCGACTTCGAATGGCACTTCTCAGGAGAGGGGAGCCGGGCGAATGTGTATACGTCCGCCGCCGTGACGGACAACTCCGGGGTTTACGGGAAAAAGCCCGTTGAACTAATATCCAGATTCGTGGGAGTTTCGACGGGTGGCGACGATGTGGTTTACGAGCCCTTCTCCGGCTCCGGCACCACCATCATAGCCGCCGAGCAACTGGGCCGGAAGTGCTACGCCATCGAGATTGAGCCGCGTTACGTGGATGTCGCCGTCAGGAGATGGGAAGAATTTACGGGAAGGAAGGCGAGAACCGAAGATGGGAAGACCCTTGATTGAAATAGATGAGCAGCAGGTCGAGAACCTTGCGGCCATCGGCTGTACTCAAGTTGAGATAGGCGCGGTCGTGGGGTGTTCCGTGGACACTCTGCATCGCCGTTTTGCGGATGTAATAAAGAGGGGGAACGAGCGCATGAAAGCATCGCTCCGTCGCTGGCAATATGAGCGCGCCAAGGGTGGAAGCGTGGCTATGCTTATCTGGCTCGGGAAGAACTACCTGGAGCAGACGGACGTGTTGCGTCAGGAAACAACCGGGAAGGACGGCGGGCCGATAGAGCTGGCCGGCGGATGGGAGAAAGAGCGGGCGGCCATCGTGGAAGCGCTCGCGGCGCATCCCGAGGCTAAGCGCCTGCTTATTGATAAACTGAATGGACGCCTCGGAACAACGAATTGACCTGTTAAGGGCGCTCGACCCGGCATCGTACATGGCGGGGAGCGGGCTTGAGCCGGATCCGTGGCAGGTAGACTTCTTGCGGTCGGAACAAGATGCGCTCCTGAACTGTACGCGGCAGGGCGGCAAGTCTACGGTGACGGCGGCGCTGGCAGCGCATACCGCGACGTACAGCGAGAAATCACTCACGTTGTTGGTGTCGCCGTCTTTGCGGCAGTCCGGTGAGTTATTCAGAAAGGTGAAGGGCATCTATCGTGGCGGACAGTACCGACAAGACGTCAAGAACGAATCGGCCCTACAGCTTGAGCTGGCGTCCGGAAGTCGGGTGGTATCGCTGCCAGGGAAACCAGATACAATTCTCGGTTACTCCGCCGTGGACCTGCTCGTTATCGACGAAGCAAGCCGCGTCCCGGATGAGCTATATTATGCGGTCCGGCCTATGCTCGCTGTCTCAGGCGGCAGACTCGTTGCGCTGTCTACGCCGTTCGGAAAGCGCGGGTGGTTCTTCAGGGAATGGACCGAGGGCGGGGATAAGTGGCTTCGATTCAGGGTGACGGCCGACGACTGCCCGAGGATAACGCAGAAGTTTCTGGACGGGGAGCGGGCCAGCATGGGCGATTGGTGGTTCAGACAGGAATACTACTGTGAGTTCGTGCAGGCGCTCGACAGCGTCTTCTCGCATGATCATGTTATGGGAGCGGTGACCGATGAAGTGGAGCCGCTATTTTCATGAATAAATTCTACTTCGGGCTGGACCTGGGCCAGTCGCAGGACTACACGGCGTTAGCCGTTATCGAGGCGAAGCGCAAGAGCCAGCTACACTTACGTCACGCCAAGCGGTACGAGCTGGGGACGCCGTATCCGGATATCGTCACCGACGTGGCGGCTCTGCTGAAGCGGCAGGAGGTGGGCAGCGCACCCGAGCTCGTGGTGGACGGCACCGGGGTGGGCGCGCCCGTGGTCGATATGTTCCACAAGGCCGGCCTGCTTCCCTACGTCGTCAAGATACACGGCGGCGACAAGGTAAACTCGGACGGCCTGGAGTACCGGATACCCAAGCGCGACTTGGCGTCCTGCCTACAGGTATATCTCCAGGAGAAGCGGCTCAAGATAGCCGCGGCGCTGCCGTTAGCCGATATCCTGATCGGCGAGCTGCTGAACTTCAAGGTGAAGATATCAGAGAAGGGACATGACTCATACGAGGCGTGGCGGGAGGGCGACCACGATGACCTCGTGATAGCCGTCGCCATGCCGTGTTGGTTTATTCAGAACGTGGGATCGGTCCCGGTGGAGGCGTTTACCGAGAACACCGAGGGCTGGCCCGACTGGGAGGAAGAATGGGGCGATTAGAGGAACATCTGTCAAAAGAGACGATCGGGGCGATGCTGCTCGATATCTCGGCAAGAACGCCGTATTCGCTGGCGACGGTGGCGCGGGCATTCGAACTACTTGAATCATTCGATACCTTGTTAGTGGCGATCGAGATGGCTCAGGGGCAGAATTTAGATCTCAGCACCGCGATGGCGCGGGCGGTTGACGAAGAGACGAAAAAATAAATTACGCAAAATGTGTAATTTGGCCTTGACTCATATCCTAAAATATGGTATGCGAGGCGCCATCATCTTAAATTAAGCAACGCGGGCAACTTCGGGAAAAGGGGGCGCGCCTCTTGCAGCTACAAACGACGGTCATACTTGACCATAACGGCAATCCATTCAATGGGCAGTCCGGCCCCGAGCTACCGGAAATTACAGCGATAAATCAGCTCGAGGAAGCCTGGACGCCCAAGAAGCTTGCCGACCATAACAAAGACTATACCACTCTATCCACTTCCGATGTTTGCAATTTTGATCTGCCCGGGACCTGGAGATATCTCCGTTCGCTCTACTATATGCGCGGCCCCGTCAAGAATGTGGTAAACAACCTCGCCATGCTGACGGGTAGCCCCGAGGCGATCGAGTTCGGGGCGGACAAGGACGCTAAGGGCTGGGAAGAGATCGGAATGGCGAATGGCTTCCCGAATCGGTGGGGCCACATAATTAACAATCAGTTTCTATATAACGATTACTTCACGGCCATCGCCAGGGGCGAGAAGCTGAGCGCCGACGTCGGCGCCAAGGTGGCGATTCGGAACATAGAGCCGTTCCTAATCGATGAGATATCCACGAAGGACCACGACCCGGAAAGCGTGACCGGCTATCGGTCTACAAGTTACGACTTGACATACGAGCCCGGGGACGTGGTCCACCATAAATTCAACACGCTTGGCAATTATGTGCGGGGCGTCCCGCTGCTGATGGCGTGTCTTCGAGAGTTGACGTATTACTACAAGTGGATGGAAGACCTGTATTACATCGGGCACATCCGGGCGCGGCTGCCCGTGGTTCGTAAGATCAAGGGTGGCGGGCAAGATGTGACCACCGAGGCGGCGCGGCTCCAGTATCTTCCGGGGCCTGGCCGGGTGGCCGTTGAGAATCAGGGCGGTGACTGGGAATTCCCGCCGTCTTATTCCGGCCTATCCGACGCCGAGGCGGGAATCAGGGTGTTTCTCCAGGGTATCGCGCTATCGGTAAACCTGCCCGTGTTCCTCGTTTCCAGCGACTACACGAACAACAGCTTGGCATCCACGCTATCGGCGGACAGCCCGACGGTGCGGCTAATCCGGTGGTATCGGAAACAGTTAGAGGCGCAATTCAAGGAGGTCATAGCCAAATCGCTGGGCTATACGGCGGCAAGCGATCTCGAAGTATCGTTCTCATGGCCGCCCGTCATCGAGCGGAACAAGGAGCAGGACGCGAAGGCGTATGAGATCGGCGTAAGGAACGGCGCGGTATCGGCAGAGACGATGGCGATAGAGGTATTCGGGTTGAACTGGGAAGAGGAAAGCAAACGGCTCAGGAGCGAATCGGATGAGGCAGAGCGGCGGTTCGGCATGAAGGGTCAGCATGAAGGATGGGTACCAGCTTAGACAGTGGCGGCGGCGGGGATCGCTGCTGCATACGTCTTGCTGGCGATAAGGGTCCGGGCTGCCCGTTCTGCCGTAGTTCTCTGAAAAAGCGAAGCTGGTCACTGGGTTATCTGGGATGTATTAACCCGTGCTGCCCGAACTACTATAAACGAGGTGACCTGGGGTACTATTCGGGAAGACAGGATAAGAAGGACGAGGATGGCCCACGGTAAGCGGCAGAACTGGAGCACCAAGATATACAACGCGCTTACCTGGGCGCGGCTCAAGGTCATCTTGAAGAACGAACGGGAGGCCGAGGAGCGGATTGAGGACCTCGCTGAGCGAACTTTCGATGACCTCGTTCTGGCAATGGCAATGGGGCCACGGCTCAAGAGTGCGCGGGCCGAGGGGCAGCGGTGGATCAGGCGACACGCCCGGGGAATCATGCGGCGATTCGCCGAGGACTCACAAGCCGTTATCCTTCAGGAGGCCCTGGACGCGGCGAACGAGATCAGGGCGGCAACCCGAGCGGCTATCATGGGGCGGCCCCTGAAAAGCGCGGTCCGGGCCGAGGCGGCGGCGTATATTGATGCAGATGCCGATCCGGAGGACATGCCGCAACTGGACCCGCTTGTCTGGTACAACGATGCGCCCATAGCCGATGCCGGCGACATTGTAACCGGGGAATTTCTCGGGACCACGCTTGACAAATGGGAGGCGACGCTGGCGACGAAGTCGCTGCCCGACATGGCGGCGGCGTATTCGGCGGGCATCATCGCCGGGGAATCGATCGAACAGATAGCGCGGCGGACGCGAGATAAGTTTGACCTGGCGCCACACTCGGCGCGGATGATGGCAAGGACGGCTATTCAGTCGGCGGCCAACCGAATGCAGGATAAGGTGTACTCGAATAACAAACATCTTATCGGCACTCTGGTATTCACGGCGACGCTCGATGTGAGAACCTGCCCGGTGTGCGGCGGGTATGATGGGAGCGAGTATCCGCCGGGCGGCAGCAAGCCGGGCATCCCGGTGCACATCGCCTGTAGGTGTACTTACGTCCCGAAGATGAAGAGTGCGGCCGAGCTGGGGCTTGGGCCGCTTGAGATACCGGACAGGGCCACCAGGGAATCAATGGACGGCAACGTCCCGAATACTTTGAAATACGAAGACTGGATAAAGCAGCCTCACATACAGAAGAAACACGAGGCGTTCCAGAAGAAGCAGCGGCAGAAGTACGCGAGGCGGGCCAAAGCACGCAGACGGCGCGCAGCGGCGAACGTGTGATATATAACATCAATATAACATGAATAGGTTATAGAACAATGGTGAATGTAGAAATTCCGGGAACGTTCGAACTGGTTGCAAAGGGGAGATCGGTTACCGTTGTAACCCAGGCCACGGTAGACCAAATTAAAATTAGCGACATCAATCTGACGGCAGATCAGGCGGCGTCCCTGGCGCGGCTCGTCAATCTAAGTAACGGCGATGTTGATTTGAAAATAGAGATTATAGAATTGTGAGACAGTGAAATGGCACTGACAAAAACAAGCGGCGACGGCAAGGCGTATCCGGCGGCGGCGTGGCTTTACAAGCCTGATCCAAGTAAACCCAGTACATGGAAACTCCGATTCAAGGAGTACGTGAACGGGCAGCTAAAGGTAACGCGGCGCATTCTGGGGATGGCCCACGCGGCGCTGACAAAGGGTTTCCGGGGCAGCAAGGTACAGCTCCCGGCCGGTGTGAAATCAAAACTGCTGGCCCGGGTCAAGTCGATGCTTAATTCGCTCGGGGCCTCCAAGGAACAAGTTCAGATAGAGTTCGATCTCTTGAAGGACTGCGGTTATCTACCCGACGTAGTCGAGGAATCAACGGAAGGTATGATTTACGACACCTTCGAAGAGGTGTCTATGGAACCCGGTAAAGTGGAGATAGACCGGGACAATGGCATTCTGAAGAACGTCGCTATCCTGGGGCTGGTATCGAAGAACGGCCGGCGCTATATGGAAGAGGCGGTCAAGGATGCAGTGACACGGGGAATCTATGAGGGACTGCCCTGCTATAAAGACCATTCCGGCGGAAAGTCCCGCAAGATAGACGAGCTGATAGGAAGCTGGTCGAACACGCGATTCGATGAGGCGACGAAACGGGTCCGGGGAAACCTGAAGACCTTAGAGGGCCACCGAGGATTAGTGCTTGACTTGGTTGATAACGGGCCGCAGCTCGCGGCGCCGTCTCACGTCGTTGAGGGAAAAACGCGGCGGATCAAGGAGGGCGACAAGGTGGTTGAAGTTGTGGAATACATCGGGCGCGGCCATAGCGTGGACCTCGTGGCCGGGGCGGCGACGGTCAATTCATTACTGGAAGCGGACACCAAGCAGGAGGTCGATACGATGACTGATAATAAAGAACTCGAAAGCTACGTCGATGAGAATAGCCCGACGGATAACAGCGGGCTGGAAAAAGTGGTAGAGGCACTTCGGGAGGATATCAAGGCTCTGCGTGATGAAAACGCCGAGCTGAAGAAAAGTAACGACAACGCTGAAAAAGTGGCTTTTCAGGCTGCTTTGCGAGAAGCGGTGAACAGCGCGGCGCTGCCGCCCGAGATCCGGGAAACGGTCTATGAGGACAACAAGGACGAGGTGCTAAGCGCGGATGACACGAAGGCGCTGATCGAAGGTTATGAGGCATTCGCCAAGTCGTGCGGCTATAAGCACGGCGAGCCAGAGCCGAGGGTGCCGGTGGAAGAGGCCGAGGAGTGGGAGCAGGAAAAACCGTCTCTATCGAAGGCGGTTAAAAAGAGGCTGAAACTGGATAAGCAGAAATAGATAACAGGAATTAGGGGGTTTTTAATATGGTAGCAGCACTACCAAAGTATGGGCTCGGCCCGTACGGCGAAGTACGTATGAAAGCGGCGGGTGCCATTCCGATCGGCTCAATGGTCGTGCTCGGTACTGATGGATGTGTCGTGGCGATTGATGACGGCACGGGCATCTTTGGTATCGCGTTGACGGCTGCGGCGGCGGACGGTGACTTCTTCACCTGCGCCACGCAGGGCGTATTTACGCTTGACCTGGCTTCGGGTTTCGACCCGGATATCGGCGACAGAGTTTTTGTGGCGACGAGCACCACGGTGGACGTGGGCGACGCCGGCGACTATTCGGTCGGCACGGTTGTGGGCAAGACGGACCCGGCAAGCGGGACGACCGCCGAGGTTTTAATTCATTGCCGCGAAGCACATGATTCTTGGGTTTATGCATAAGGGGGTGACTGATGACGTACATTAAGGAAGGTTATGCGTCACCCGCTGAGCAGGAAAAAATCCTTGAGCAGTGGCTTGACGGCAAGATAGACATGAAGATGTACCAGCTCGAAGAGGCTTTCGGCACGGCGAGCTTCACGAATGCGCTGGTTGACGCGGCTAACGTGTCGGCCATGCAGGCGTTCGGCGAAGTCCCGGCGGTGTGGAAGGCCGTCTCGAAGATTGTTCCACGGAACGACTTCAAGACGAATTACGTAGTTGTGGCTGATGGGCTCGGCCTCCTGGAGAAGCGGCTTGAACACGAGCCGGCAACCGGGACGAAGCCGACCGACGGGAAGGAATCTTACGCGGTTTTTCCTTACGACAAGGTGTTCAGTATCACAATGGAAGCGTGGGCGAATGACGCCACGGACGTGCTGAAGGATCAGGCGCGAAAGTGGGGCCACGCGGGCGTTAATACGCTGAATGATTTCGTGTGGGGAACCAGCGGGCTTCTCGGCGGCACCGGCCAGACCATGCGCGATTCTAACGCGCTGTTCGATGCAACGAATCACGGCAACTATGCCACATCCGAAGCGCTGGACTACACCGGCTTAAACGTGGCGTGGGCGGCGATGAGGAACCAAACCGATCAGGGTGGGACGCAGAAACTCGGCGTATCGCCCAAGATTCTGGCCGTATCGCCGGATATCTATACGATGGCGGTTCACCTCACGCAGAGCCCGAACATGATTTCAACCACTACGGCGAATGTGCCTCTCGGCGAGAAGAATCCGTGGGGCAGCATGGGCCTTGAGGTCGTGGTCGTGGATAGTCTGCCGGCCGGCGAGTTCGTCTTAGCGGCGGACCCGAATATCTACCCTGTTATCGAGATGGGCTTCTATGAAGGGCGCGCAGAGCCCGAGGTGCTCATGCAGGGACCGGACAGCGACGACGAATTCTTCAGGCGTCGGAGAAACTTCAAGTGCCAGCTCATTTTCGGGGGCACGGTGCTTGAGTGGCGGACGCTATATAAGGGTACGTAATTAATGGGGAGGGGTGCTTAAGGCTCCTTCTTCTTCACCTTGATGGGGCCGGGGCTCCGGCTCCGGTCCCATCTTTATAACGATAGGAAATTGTTATGAGCATGGCGGATGACTTCGGCGTCTTTAAGTCAAGCGTAAAAGAGGCGGCGGCCGCCGTTAAATCTGCGCCCGGGTATCTGAAGCGCATTATCGTACAGGGTGGCGCAACGTCGGACACGCTGACTATATACGATAACACGGCGGGGAGCGGCACGGTGCTTTTTAAGACCAAGATACAGGAGGTGGCGAGCACGACCATTCCGCGTCCCATTGATATTGATGTGCCGTTTGCCACCGGATGTTATGTGGACTTCACTGGCGGCGCGAATCAAATCGACTTTATAAACGTGATTTACTCTTAGGCGGTGAGCGATGACGTTTACTTATGCGGGCGACTTATCGACCACCCGGGAGAAACTGCGCTTTGCCATCTCGGACACGGACACGGTAAACGCGGATAAACAGATATTCACCGACGAAGAGTTAGACGGGCTTATCTCGTGGAAGGGATCGGACGTCAACACACTGGCCGGGTGGTGCATGATGTCGGTTGCGTCGAATGATGCGCGGCTGGCAACGTTGATACGCATCGGTGGCGATGCCACGGTGGACCGGACGAAAAAGGCGGCGGAGTGCCGCGAGCAGGCGAAGCTGTTCTTCGCGCAGGCGGCCGAGACGCCGTCGGCGACTGAGGTGGCGCTTGAAGATGAGGACATAACTTATGTGGATAACTTCATTGACCCGTCGATTAGTCAAGAGATCGACCTGGACACCCTTAACACTTAGCGCGCTGCTCTGTGCGGGATGTACGATAACGCCCGAGCAGGCGGAGTCGATCCATAGCACGGGCGTGGCGATACTCGATATCGCCAAGGGCGCGGCCGGCGCGGTCCCGGGCGGCGGGGCGATCGCAGGCACTGTGTTGGAGCTGGCCGGGCTGATCTTCTCGGGCTTCTGGGCGAGCAAGGGTGTGGCCGGCGCTTATCGGCGCGTCAAAAATTCGCCCGCGGGCAGCATACTGGGGCCGAAGAGTGGTTAATCAAGTAATAATCGACTTGCTAACCGGCGAAGAAAAGGCAGCGTTCGAGGATGACGTCGAGGCGATCATCACGGACACCGCCGTCGCCACAACCGTGACATATCATGAGATGGGATCCGAGTCTTTCGACCCGGAAACGGGCGCGGTTACAGAGACGAGCGGCGTCAGTGTCTCGGATATCAAGGCGTACAGGGCGCAACCGAACCGGAAGGAGATGGAACAAGAAAAGATCGAACACGCGACGGATGTTTTCTATATTGCGGCGAGTGACCTATCAACAGTAACGCCGAAGCTGAACGACTACATTACCGTCAGCTCGGTGAATAAATATATTCGGCATATAAAGAAGCCATCCGTGGGCGCGTTTTATAAGTTCTTTACCGGTGACAAGGCGAATGCCTAAAAAGTGGACGGTTACGCATAATCTGAAAGAATTCAACCGAGCGCTGGCCGACTATACGAAACGGTACCGCGTGGACCTCGGCGAGATGATCAAGTACACGGCGCTGGGCGCGGTCGGTGATATCCAGATGGATAACCCGGTGAGATATGGGCAGAGCCGTGCCGGGT